CACAAGCATCACTGCTGTCTATGTCTTCCCCAAAATTTAATCCTTCCGGGCATTCGTCTTCAGGGGGGTCATTTCTTGGAATATCTTTTTCTACTTTACCCCTATCTCTGCCTCTCGGACTCTCTTCGTTATCAGATGTTCTTGATTCTTCTTTCCCTTTGGATTCTGATTCTTCATCTGAAGCGGAGTCAAAAATTTCTTTTATCTTGTCATAGTCAAAAACAACAATTATCTGATCAAGCTGAAAAGCATCATCAAGATATTTTTCATCAATATCATAATCTCTTGGTTCTAGTTTATGCCCAGAAACTGTTTTATATTCATCAGAGTCTACATTAAAAGAAATGCTTTGCCCAACATCTTTGCGAGGATCCGCAAAGGGGATTACTCCGCCTCCACGGGGACGGGTAGCAGCAGACTGAATGGCTTTCTCACCGTATTTATGGGAAGTCTCCCAAACCTGAACTCCTTTCTTTTCCTCTTTGGCATTGGTGACATTCACCACATTGTAAACGCTTCTTCTCTTAGGAGCGATGTCCTTGTAATCGTCATACTCCCAGCCTTTTTCTTTAACCATTTTATTTATATATTCACAAATCGGGCAAGGCTTGTTGTAATTTTTCTGAGGACAAACAATGTGAGCATTTCCTGCACCAACATTTTGATGAACAAAAATATCCAGGTAATATGCCGGTTCCCCTTCTGGAACACGCATAGGCTTTGGCATATTATCCCCAGCCTCAAAAGGAATGATGTCAATGATATGAGGTTCATCTTTGGTAGCACCAAACTTCACAAACGGAATTTCCATGTCGTCTCTAAAGAACTTTAAAAAGGTATCTCCTTCTTTTCTCTCGTTGCTTTCTTCCGTCCTCTTTTTTAAACCCTCTCCCCACTTCTTCATGTCATACTTTCTTGCCATAATAATTTTCTCCTTTTTCTAAATTTTGTTGTCTTGTTTTTTCTTCGTAATAGGATCTCAGTATTGCTTTGCTCACCAACCGGAACATAATATACAATACAATAAACCCAACCAATACTAATAACACTATTGTAAAAGGACTCATACTAACCCCTTCTCTTCCTAATTCCTTCTTTAAGAGACTCATAATGCTCTTTTCTCACGGCCTCTTCTTTAAGATCTTTAGTCATAGAACTTTCTTTAGGATTTGATGCCCAGTAGCCAGAAACGAACAAAGATACTAGTCCCTTTAAAGAATTATTCCTCATATCAAAAGATATTTTTGCCACTCCCAAAATTCTTGCATCTTGTACTGACTGCAGATAAAAATCATTCGCCTCCTTATATTTAGAATTCTGGATGATTGCATTTGAAATTGCAGACTCAGTTATTTTTTCAATACCATACTTGTTTGGATTTTTCCTTATCTCTCCATCCAGCTCCGCCTTTACCAAATCAAGCTTTTCCTTATTCTTATCTCTTTCATATAAAGCAGCAGCCTCTTGCTCAGCCCAATAGCAATATAACTGAGGCTGCTTAACCAGTTCTTCATCCAGCTCATTCTTGTTGATGAATATCTCTGTTTTAAAATCTCTGTTAATTTCTTCTTTGAAGTCTTCCTTGCTCATATTTTCTCCTTTACAATATTATTATATATTAATTTTGAAAAACTTATAAAATTATTTTAGTCCATTTGCCATTGCACAATATTTAACAAGTAAGCTCTTCCCGCCAGTATAAAAAGGTTCGGAGAACATATCCATTATCTCCACAACTCTTTGGTCATACTTGGACAATAAAACTTTTTCCATATACTTTAGGATTGACAATCTTATTTTCTCAGGGTCATCTTCAAGAGACTTTAGAATTTTAGCAATCGATTCCCACTTTGAGTTTCTCAGTAATAATTGACACAAATCTAAAACCGTTTTCTCTTCCACAGAAGTATTAAGTAGAACCCCTGTTGCATCTTTCTCATCCATATCTATAACTTGGTCTAACATTACCAATGCTTGTCTCGGACAACCATCACTATAATCCGTTATCAGATTTAAAAGAGAATCAGAAACATCCACATCCTCTTCTTTACAAACTCTCTTCAATAATTTTAAAATCTGAGACCTCTTGAGAAGTGGGAACATAAAAATCATGCATCTGGTTTTGATAGTTTTTATAAGTTTCTCCGGATCTGTGGTACATAGAATCAATCGAACGTGCTTGGGGGTGTCTTCCAGAAGCTTCAAAAGGGCGTTTTGAGCATCATTCGTCATTTTATGGCACTCGTCAATCAAATATATTTTTACTTTTCCTTTCATTGGAGCGTATTTACTATTCTCAGTTATTTCTCTAATAGTATCAATACCTCGCGTGTTTGCAGAATTGTACTCAAAGAAGTCCATATCAGAACAGTTTAATGATGACTTGACTATTCTTGCCGAAGTAGTCTTCCCGCATCCGGAACTCCCAACAAATAAAAAAGTTCTGACTTCCCCATTCTCTCTCCCCAATACGGTCATTAAAGACTCCACCACAGACTCTGCTCCCACAAATTCTTCAAAGGATTGTGGACGATACTTCAAATGTAATGGTAAACTCTTATCTCGTTCCATTATGTCTCCTTTCTATCTAAGTTTTTCTTTACTATACCAACTACAATTTACTTTAGTTAATTCCACCTCTGTCTCCAAAGGAACTATTATAAATGGAAACTCCTTTCTAATAGCCTTCGTCATTACCCAATTCGCCATTCTTATTACCCGATCCTGTTCCGAAGGATGTAAATCAAAAAGAATACTGTCATGAATCTGACCAATGATTTTTGTTTTCCAGTTTTCTTTCTTTCGAATATCATTTAACCTAATCAACGACCAAAGCAGACAATGAAATGCTGCCCCTTGAACTGGATAATTAGAGAGCTGGTTTCTTGATAAGAATCCCGAGCGCCTGTGCCCAAACAGAAACTGAATATATCCTCTCTTTTTATAAAGAGATTCATTTTCTTCTTTCCATTTTTTTATCAATGGAAACCTCTTCCAAAATCTTACTTCCACCACTCGAATATGCTCTGTAAAATCTTCGAGATCTTCTATCTTCTTTGATGACAAATGTTTAATCAATGGAACTCCAGCTGATGTCTCCAATGACTTAGCTTCTTCCCATAAATTTTGAGCACAAGAGACAAAGTATGATCCATATATTTGAGGAAATACGAAACCATTCTTAGCATGGAATCTCATCATTTTTGTCATCTCTTTATCAGAAGCAATCCAGATTTCTTTTCCAACATCATAATGCATATCCGTTGTAGGATCATTTATATACTTGATTAATGCTGGGTCTTTTGTATAACAAGCACAGATACGGACTTCCATACTACCATAATCAATTTCCAATATTTTGTTTCCTTGAGTTGGAATAATTCCCATTCGAGTTTCTTTTTTTGCTTCTTCATCTCTGACAGGAATATTTTGAAAATTAGGATTACTTGAGGAACTTCTGTAGGTATCTACAGTATGTAAATGGAAATTAGGATAAATTTTTCCATTAACTCCTTCTCTGATAAATTGAGCAAGATAAGTATCTTTTATTTTTTTAAGTCTTCTATATCTCAGTAAATCATCTATGAAAGGAATATGTATATTGGATAATGCTTCGACATCTACCGACATTCCCCCACTACTTGTTTTTTTATCTGATTTAATTTTAAGAATATCAAAGAATAGAATTTTTAAGTCTTTAACAGATTTAATATTTAAATCTCTCCCAGTAGCATTTTTAAAAAGCTTTCCTTCTTTCCCTTCCATTAAATCCAATTCAATTTTATCTATGAGCTTTTGTAGTTCTTTATCTCTTGTATTATACCAAGATTCATTAATACAAATCCCCTGACTCTCAATATCACAAAATGCAAGAGTGCCTTTTAGAAATAAATTATTTGCCTTTGTCAAATCCTCATCCTTCGCAAGTTCCATTACTTGCTCCTCATACAATTTTCTGGTGACCAAAGTATCAATTGCATTGTATCTGCATAAGTTTTTAAGAGGCATTTCATTCAATTTATTTTTTTGTTGACCTTCCAAAATATACTTTTTCATTTCCTTCTCATAATCAGGGACCCCCCATCTCACAAAAGACTGAAATTTTAATCCAATTGATGTAGAACGATATTCCAAAATATGTTGGGTAACCATTGTATCATGAACCCATCCTTCAGTCTCTGTATCAAATCTTGCTAAACCCCATAAATGCTCAAACTTGATATTCTGGTTTATTTTTAAAATATCTTTATTCTGCAATATCTTTTTCCATAACTTCTCAATACCAGAAATTTCATACTTTACTTCAGGATGATCTAAGCCAAAAGAAACATTATTAATCCCGATTGACCATATCTTTGGGTCCAGCAGGTGAGAATTAAGAGCTGATGTTTCATAATCGAACACAATAGGTTTTTTGTCCTCCAATACACATTCCAAAAAATCTTCTATTTCTTGCCGACCATCCAAAACATTAACGGACAAATCTATTTGAGAAGGCATCTTTTTACTCAAACAAGATAAAGCCCATTTTATATCTCTTTGAAAAATAATATCTAGTTTTTCATCCTTATTACGCAAAATGTAAGAGGGGTGGTACATAGGGATTACAAAACAATTTCTATCAAAATCAGGTATCAATCTTCTTCTCCATACATTGACTGCTGACTCAGAAAATCTATGAGAGTAGAAAGAGGTGATCGCCGAACTCCCCATCAACCATATAAACTTGGGATTAAGTTCCTTAATAGTATTTTCCAAATTACTGTAACAGAGTTTTAATTCCTTTCGTGTTGGTTTTCTATTATCAGGAGGACGACAAATCACAGAATTGGTTTTCCAGAAATCATGGTCTAAATCATAACCGATATCCTTCAATGCATTTCTAAGTATCTGTCCTGCTTCTCCTATTAATTGAATACCTTTCTCGTCTTCTGTCTTCCCAGGCGCTTCGGCAATGATGAGTATTTCCTTTTGCCCTTTCCCCGTATATTTCATTTTTGGATGCTTGCATCCTTTATAAAGACCACAAGACTCACATGGGTCTTTTACTTCCTCTATCTTTTCTTTTGTTCTAGGAGCAAAATAGTCCTTTTTTGTAAAAAAACCTTTCATTTTTTCCTCTTCTCAATTTCTGACTTAAATAAATCAAAAGACCAAGCAAATGAACTCAGCGGTCGTATATATATATATGAGAACAATCTATTGCCTGCTTTAATTAGAACTTTTTCTTGTTGCTCGGAAACGACATGTCCTGCTAGATATATTTTCATTTGACCATTCCTTAAATAAAATAAAATCTTGAGAAGCCATTCCATCTTCTTTATGGGAGTAGAAAGAATAAAGTCTTGAACAATATTTTTCTAATAAAAACATTTCTCTCTCTCTCAATAAGGTATTTCCTGCGAAATAAATTATCATACGGGCAAACTCATAATGTGTTTGAATTGATCTGACTCGAATAGTGCCTTTCCTTCCCCGAGGGTCATCACTGTACTTTTTGAAAGAACCTGTCCAAAAAACTGAGGATTAATAAAGAAAGTAATTTTCTTTCCTTTGTATTTAAACTCCACTTCTTTCTCGACCCATCCTGTTTCTTTTTCCCCCCTACAAATTATGCCGTCAGGACCAATTGAAACTGATATCTTTTTTGACAAGTCTACTTCCCCTTCTGCCATGATCATCGTAAGGTCAATAGCAGATCTCAATTCCTTTGGAAGTTTTAATTCCAACCCTTCAGTTTTAAAATACTCCTGTAAATCGGGAAATTCCCCTTCCACATTTCTGGAACTAAAGCATACATCATCCTCTGTTTTGAAATATACCCAAGCATCTGATACCGAGTATTTTATAGGTTTGAATTTTATCAACTCAATTACCGAAGTTAGAGGAATAAGAAAATTCTTTTTAATCTTGGATTTCATTTTATATGAAGAAATTCTCACATCATCTGATGACATAATCATATCCCCTTGAACTCCTAAGCACGATAAAAATCCTTGGGACACATCTTTCGAGATAGAAAACATACAAAGATAAATCCCCTCAGTAAACCCTTCGGGAATGGGGAGCCATTTCTGTTTATCCAATTCAAGAAGATCGACCAGATCAAGAACCTTCGTGTCCTTAGAAGCTGCCATTCCTGATTTGACTTTTCCAGATTTGATGAGAAGGACGTCTTTGTCATAAACTAATTCCACTTCATCTGCTTCCATTTTCACCAACAATTTATAAAAATCGTCAGCTTTAACTGAGCAAGAGAAATCTGTTTTAAATGGATGACTAATGCAAATTCTATCATTATAAGTTATGATATTCTTCCCGGCAAAAATAAAATGGGTAGCCTGTTCTACCAATTCTTTCTTTGCCAACCCCGGTTTTACCGCAGCCAAAATTTTTAATAGTTCCTCTCGTTTAACTTTCATTTTTTCTTTCCTCTCCTTTTACTTTTCCTGAACTGGTATACTTCTCCAACAATAAAGGATCCTTGCTCACTCTCAAAAAATAGTAGGACATCAATCTATGTTTACTACCAATTTTAGATAATGATTCTCCTTGATTGTCCTCTAACCAAGTTGCCAAATACACGATCATTTTTTCTGCCTCTTCTTTTCTTGTTTGATTAAGTTTAATATTTGATTACACCCCCCCTCAAGAAAATAAAAACTAACTAACCTGTTCCACTTTTTAAATTTATAATACAATTTCTTTTCTCTTCCCTTTACATTACTGACCGTGAATCCGGAAGCAAAATAGATCTCCAACTTTTCTATCTCCTCAACCCAAATGTTTTTGGGATCTCATGCCGCTTGAAAGCCCATGGATACTTTGGTAATGATTCCTGCAAATCAAGATAATAAATTATATTCAATTCATCTCTCAGCTTATAATCATTACAAACCCCTAATTCAATAACGGTCTCAACAATACGGTCCTTTGCCCACCCATCTTTGACATAACCCTCTTTGAAATCTACCCCGTACAGATATCGCTCGGAATCTGCTTCTTCTTTACCAAACCACCGCTCCCCTTCTTTTAATTTGTAATTCTTATCAACAGATTTATACTCAGATTTCCCAAGAACATATCCTTTCTTCTTGAAATACTCCATAATCACCTTTCTCTCCATTTCAGTGTAAGTGAGAATGTGTTTGTCTTGTTCTTTGATATCCGGAGATTTTAAAGACACTGTCACTTTCCAAGGCTGCTCATCATACACATATTTCCCATTTCGGAAACGAGGGACCATCACAGACCCAAATCTACCTGTCATAACCCAACTAGTTGAGTCTACCGAATACCACGGATATTTCAACATCAAGTCAAGAGAGGTCATGCCAAATCCATGTATCTTCACTTTCGGAATCCCTTTGTCGTCACAAATATAATTGGAAAAAAGATCATCCAACCACGTTTCTAAATTTGATGTGGATATGGGGACCATTCCACCAAGACATATATACTCATATTTAGCAAGATAAGTTTTAAGGTACTTGAGGTCCTCACCATAATGAAAACACGGCAAAGGGGTTAACCCTGCTTTTTCCATTATCCTTTGGTTTTTCAAAGTCAGTTCCGGATCACCAATAGAATCAAGGACCGAATAATAATCAATATATTTTTTATTCATTTTTATGAAAGAAATATATTCTTGTATATTTATTTCCGCTCCCTTTGACCAAGCCGAAAATGCTCCAGAGTCTAAAAATAAACTAATTTTTTTTGCTGTTGACATAATAAAGAAAACTCCTTTTTGTTTCTGATTGATTAGTTAAGATTGCCCAATAAGATATTAATCTGGATGTTAATCCTTTTTTAATCATCCATTCTTCTTGGGCATCTGCTGTTCCCCAATCTTTCTCTCTCCCGGAATATGAAGCTAAATACATCCTCATTTTATCAATTGTAAAAATTCAGTGCGAGCACCATTGTTTTTATCTTTGAATGCCCCACTAATGGCAGATGTTATCATCTTACTATTTTGCTGCTTTACTCCTCTCATCTTCATACAAAAATGGACTCCTTCGATTTTACAAATTGCCCCTTTAACCCCTAAAGACATATTAAGATAATCTACAATCTCATGGGTTAATGTCTCTTGTAAAACGGGTCTTTTAGCAAGAATTTCTACCAATCTTGATAATTTTGATATTCCCAATACTCTTCCATCAGGGATATATCCTACGGATATATCATACTCTACCGGAAGTAAATGATGAGGACACATAGAATATACATGTATATTTTTACTTATAATCATTTCGTTTAAATCGGAAGGGAATGAACTATCAAGAATTTCTTTCGTCTGCTCTTTAGTATTTTTTACTCCTTCAAATATTTCATAATATGCCCTAGCCACTCTTTTAGGGGTATCTTTAAAATTTACATCCTTCAAATCAAGACCAAATTCATCGTTTAACCCTTTTAAAATAAAATGAACTCCTTTTTCAATATTAGAAATACCAGTAAATTTTCCTGCAACTTTGGATAATTCATTATGTAATTTTGCATGACAACTCTTACATAAAACCGCTAAATTATCCAATCCATGATTGCCTAATTCAGAATGGATGTTTAACAAATCTTTATGATGGACAATTAATTTTTTTAAATTGAATTTATTGCCACATCTTTGACAATGATCTCCGTAATACTCTAATGCTCGCACTCTGTAATTATTAGCCCCATGAGTGGTTTTTAATTCACTTAAATACTTTCTTTGTTCTATTGTAAATTTATAACCACATTTTTCTTGTCGTACTTTAATTTGATATGGATCTTGCATTTGCTTAAGAGCATCATTCTTTCTTGTTTTTTTCAAAATACTTGCTTTGTCTTCTCCATATACTTCATCATAAGATTTATCTCTTAAATGAGCAACTCGATTATATGCTAATCCATCCATATCAATAGGGGCGTCGGGAAATTCTTTTTGATATTTAGCCATGGTCATATTATGAGCTTTTTTTAAATGAGTGTTTGTTATTCTTTTAAATTTTTTATTACAAATACAACAAATAATTTTCTCTTCCATATTTTCCTCTTTTCTATTTATATAAAATTGGATCTTTTATTCCTAGATTGGTAAACGCCTCTAATCTCTCAACACAGCTGCCACATTTTCCACAACTCAGTTCTTGGTCTTTATAACAAGTTCTGGTGAATTGATATGGTACTCCTATATCATAACCATTAATAAATAACTTATTACCAATTTCAAGAATTCCTGCCTTATCTAAATGCTGAAACGGCGCCAACACTCTGACCTTACCTTCTGTGCCTGTGACAATAGCGGCATTCATAGAAGCTACAAATTCTTCCCGACAATCTGCATAAATAGCATGGTCACCAGAATGGACCCCAATCGCTACGTAAGAGGCACCAACACTCCATGCATATCCTGCCATAATGGAAATGAAAATGATATTACGGGCAGGGACTACAGTCAGACTCATGTTCGAGTCTTCATAATGACCTTCGGGTATATCTCCTCCTGTTTTTAAAAGATTGGATTTAAACAACTGACTAATGAAAGGAAGACTCAGCTTTTGAATTTTCAGTCCATAATAATCCGCAAATTTCTCTGCTGCTTTTTGCTCATAAATACTGTGTTTAGATCCATATTCGAAAGATACAGGAATGACTTCATACCCTTCAGACATAAAAAAGGCGGCAAGTGTAGCAGAATCCATGCCTCCTGATAATCCTAATACTACTTTTTTATTTTCTTTATTTGACATAAATTAAATCCTTTATTATTAGATGATATTAATTGATTAAGTTTTTGAAGTTGTTGACCAATAGATAAATCTTTCAAAGGAATTTCATAACACTGTAAAGAATCTAATAAGAATTCTCTGTAAGATATTCCCGCCAAAAAAATAAATTTATCATTTTTTAAATCATACTTGTTTTTTAAACTTACAATAATTTGCTCTGCCCATATTTTTCGTTCAATAATACTCATCTCTTTTAAAGTAATATTATAAGGTTCAATTTCTGTTTCAAGGTCAAGCAATCCATATTGAGCAGATAATATATGGATTGCTTGGGGCCTTAAAATCTTTCTCGCGTACTCCATGCTTAATTTAAACAACGGACTTATATATAAATTTTTAGCTTTACTCTTAAACGCGAGTTTTGTCTTGCAACATTGTATCAATACAATCATTTTCATTTTTTCATCAAATACCGGCAGGAAGATTTTTCTCTTTCGTCCATGATCCTATCCATGACTTAATAGTGTTGGGAGATAACTCTTTTACGTAATTTATTTTTAATAATTCCTCTACGCTAATTTTTCCCTTCGATTTTTTCCATTCTTTATAAACGGTCAATTTTCTGCTGGGTCCTTTTTCCTCTTTTTTAGATTTAGCTGGTTTGTCTTTTTTGGGTGTGTCTTTTTTGGGTGTGTCTTTTTTGGGCTTTTCTTTCTCCGTTTTCGTCTCTTTTTCTCCTTTCGTTTTCTTGGTTTTTTCTGGTTTCTTTAGTTCCTCTTTTTCGTCCTCTACTTCTGGTTGTTTAGTTTCTTCCGACTCCAAGAACAACTCCTTGTATGCTACTCTTACTTCTTCCGGAAGCTTCTGTTGTCTTTCCTCCTCTGTAGCCCCATACTCCTCATTATCAAGGACTGAGTCAACAGCCTGACCAAACAACTCTCTCAACTCGTCTTCTTTGACCTTAATGTCGATGGGGTCAGTCAATTCTGTCTCGTTGAGCTTCTTAACAACCGCAACCAATTTCTTTCTTTCCATTTTTTTATTCTCCTTTTTAAAATTGTTATTTATTTCTTCCTTCTCATATTTATATTATATATTATTTTTACAAAACTTGACAAAATATTTTACTTAATTTCTTGGAAAACGCTTTCTTTATATTTGCTTGGTAATGTGAAAGCCTTCTCCGAATTTCCTTTTAACTTATCGTTATGGTGATTTGAAAACCCAAAACCAGGCAAAGTACTTAAACCATCCATACTAAGAAGAAAATTAAAAATTTTTAGTTGAGCTCTTTCCCCATTAAAATATTTTAATTCCATGTGATTAATCATTTTCGAAAACAAAGACAATTTTCTCAATAAAGACTTCAACTCTTTCTTTCTTATTTCATTTTTGGTATCTTTCCCCTCAGAAACCAGAACTTCTTCGAACATACTACAAATTCCTACGAGGAACTCCTTCGCATTAAGTCCATTCTGAAACTTGACTCTTCTAGCACAATTCATAAATGTGCCATATATTGCTTCTCTCTCGTCCCTGAAAGTTACTTCTGCATCGTTCCAGTATAATTTAAGCATTTCTCTCCTCCAATATTTTCATTTATAACACATCTATTAACTTATGTAGTTGTAAATTTAGAATGCTGTGATTTTCCCTACAAACCTTTGTTCCTGTCATCCATTCAACCAACTTGTTTGGTTGAACCGTCCCCCGTTTTCCTTGTACCGGAGAAAAAGCATATCGAGGTGGTAATACTTCCGACAAGTTATTTATTTCTTTAATGGTGTTGACCGCCTTATCGAAGTCCTTTTGATTGGCTATAACAAACTTCACAAAATCCTCTGGAGACAAATTTTGGAAATTACTAAGGTCCATTTTATCCCCCATTCCACTTGATGGAGTTTTCCAATCAACCACCCAAACTACCCCCCATATCTCTGGAATGGGTAGAGAACCATTTGTTTCTATACAAACGGAAATATAATTCTGTCGATGAGCATCTTGAAGTTTTTCTACCAACTCAATTAATCCTTCTCGTTGCAATAATGGTTCGCCCCCTGTTATAGTAATGTTTGTCAGTCCATAACTTTTCACCACTTTTATGATATGAGGGATCGTCCATTCCTCCCCACCACTTTCATTCTGAGAATACTTTGTATCACAATAAGAGCACCGGAGATTACAACCCTGAAACCGGATAAATGTACAAAGTGATCCCTGCCCTCTTCCTGACACTTCACCATTGATACTTGGAAATATACTGTTAAGTTTTATTTTAGTTTTCATTTCTCCTCCACTCCGCATAACTGGTGGACGTTTCCCATAATCTTACCCTCATTACTTTAAAAGGAGCAGGAAGATTCTCATTCAAAAAAGCAGCAATTATCATAGTCATGTTTTCTGCTGTAGGAGTTTTTAAAATTGAGTCATTCAAAAATTTATGATCTAGTTTCTCTTCAATATATTCATTGACAATAGCCTTCAAGTCCCCAAAATCCATGATCATATCATTATCATCAAGATAACAATAATCGCCATTTCCAGCAGCCACCTCAACTTCCAGCTTATAACTATGGCCATGCACCTCTTTACATTTACCCTTATGGTTAGGCAAGAAGTGGGCGGCTTCAAACTCAAACAACTTTGTTATAGTCAACATTATTTTTTATCCTCCTTTGGTTTTGTGTTTTTTGGGACATACGCAATTTCAGAATCAAGACACACCTGACCTAACTCAAGATTCTGTAAAACAATACAACTTCGCTTCTGGTCAAATTCCTCCTCTCGTCCTGCAATTACCGATACTCTTATACACCCACTTCTTTTTTCTTCTTCTGTTTGATTGATAGCCATCATCAAATCAACATTAGCTAC